AAACGTTCTGGTGTGTTTGATGAGGTAGATAAAAAATACGGTATATCCGAAGAGGATAGAGAAAAATTGGAAGCTCAAGGAGTAACAGGTGAAGCACCTGGTGGAGCCGGTGGTGGTATGGAAATGGGTGGTGGTGCATCGGCACCTGCTGCACCCGAAACAGGTGGTGGTGAACCATTAAGTGAGTCTTTTAAGAAATCGAAAAAATCAAAAATATTAGGTATGTTAGGTGAAGAATCATTAGAATTCACAGATTTATTCGATATGAATAAAGCGCAACAGAATATTTATGAAATAGAAAATAAATTAAATGATATTTTAAACGACTAAAAATGAATAAATTCGGAACAATAAAAAGTAAATTATTAATTAAATTAACTGAATCTTACGCAAATGAAAATAAAGCGGAGGTTAAAGATATTTTAACAACAATTAAAGAAAACAAAGATTTTAAAGAAATGTATTTGTTTTATGAAGAAATTGAAGGTAAAACTTTTTCAGATAAAGAAACTGCAAATTTATATGTTGAAGGTTTAAGTACATTTTTTGGTCAAACAATAGGAAATTGGAATAATTTAAATATGTTTTGTGAATCTTTAAATAATAAATTAGGTGATATTAAAATCAATAGTAACGAATTATATGAATCTTTAGATATGTTATCTGAAAAAGATTCATTATCCAATATTGAAAAGAAAGTTATTGCTAAAAAGAAATTAGTTGAACATTTAACATCTAAAAAAGAAATTACAGAATCAAAAGAAACTACTTTAGTTTCTAATGAAATTTTATTAAATGCAATATTAGCTAATAATTTCAATGTTTTATATTCTAACACATTATCTGAATCACAAAAAGAAGAATTAAAAAATATTTTATCAATTACTTATGATGATTTAATTATTAAAAGTAATGAATTACAAGAATCAATAATTAAACAAGTATCTACACTTTTGAGTGAATCAAATGACAATGATTTATCCGCTAAATTAAACGCGGTTAAAGATGAGGTAATACAGATGTATCCGTCAAGGTATAATTACTACAGATTAAATGAATTAAAAAATGGACTTAACTAAGTCCATTTCTTTTTTGTTGTACATAAACCGCTTTCAATCTTTCAGTCCTTTTCTTAACAGAAGGTTTTACAAATTCCTGTCTTTCTCTTAATTTTTGAATTTGTTTTGTTTTTTGAACTTTTTGCTTATAAGTTCTTAATGCGGTTTCAATGTTTTTTTCCTTAGAAATATTGATTATAATCATATATTTTTAAATATACACCAAATATATTTAAATATTTTTGTTTTTACAATAAATTTCATTATTTTTTATAAAACACCATAAAATTATATAATATGATATATTAATGAAAATTGGAAAGTATATTCCATTAGGAACGTACAATGATGTAAAAATTGGTTATGGTACCGTAGATTTTAAAAATTTTAAAACCATTTATTTAAAACTAAATTCGTGGGTTGAACCTGAAAATGAAACAGATGATTTTGATTTTGTAATTCAAAAAACAAGAAGAAAAATTAAAGAAATGTTTTATAACTTAAAAAATACATATTTTAAACAACAATGTATTGTGGATTTAGATATACGAACAAAAGGTATAAAATTAAATAAAAGGTCTTTTATGAATTTAGAAATCACATTGTATGTAAACGAACAATTTGATATCAAATCAAAAGAAATAAAAACAACCATAAAAGATTTGATGGAATTGGTTATAGACAAGTCATTAAATGATAAAAACCTATTTAATTTCAACAAATCTAAAAAATAATATCGATATCGATGTATTTATATGAATAAATCTATAAATGAAGATATTAGGTCCAAACGAAACAGGTAAGGGAATTTTAATAGAGTACGACGCAGGACATGTTTCTTACGAAGACAATAAGAAGATTATTTCTGAAATGAAGGATATGGACTTTTCACAGGACATAATTCTTTATGCTGTTCTGCAGAAGTATAATACACCAAATAAAAATGGTAGAATATACCCTGAATTAATTCTTAAAAGGGAAAACGAAAAATACCAACAACTTATAAAAAAGGGTGGTGCATTAAATGAACTCAATCACCCATCTTCTTCATTAATTGACTTAGACAGAGTTTCACATTCTATTTTAGAAACTTGGTGGGATGGTAAAATGTTAATGGGTAAAATTAAACTTTTTACATCACCAGGATGGAAAAAAATGGGTGTGGTGTCAACCAAAGGTGACCAAGCTGCAATGTTATTAATGAACGGTGCAACCTTAGGTATTTCCTCGAGAGGAGTTGGATCTCTTAAAAATGTAAAAGGTGAAAATGTAGTTCAAGAAGATTTTGAACTTGTTTGTTTTGATTTAGTTTCATCTCCGTCTACACCAGGTGCATATATATTCAAAGACCCATCTGAAAGAGACCAATACCAAGAAGCTGTAGAGGAAAAACCCGTAGTTAATGAAAGAATGAAAAAACTAATGGGTAAGCTAGATAACTTTCTGAGTAAATAACCAATTTTATAAGGCTGATAATATCGAAAAATAGAATTTTTCACAATTTCATAGTATTTATAAGGTAATAAAACAATTATTTTCACAATGAGCGAAAAAACAATTTTAGAACAAGCATTACTTCAAGTACAAACACTTGAAGAAGCGGTTAAGCAAAATGCAAAAGGTATACTTGCTTCCACAATGAAACAAGAACTAAGTGATTTGCTTAAAGAATCATTGGAAGAAGAGGAAAAAGTAGAAGAATCAACTGAAGTATCAGAAGATGAAACTATGGAACCTAAAGAAGAGGAAAAAGATATGTCAGAACAACCTGAAGATGACGAAACCAAAGACGATGACGTTGATGGTGACGATGAATCTGATGATGATTCTGAAAATGATGACACCCTCGATAATGAAGACCCTTCAAAAGGAATCGATTCAATGGATTCTGATGATGATGATATGTCAGCTGTAGATGCTACCACTTCACCATCTGACGATGTACCTATGAACGATGACGGAGCCATGGATGATGATTCTATGGATGATGAAGTTATGGACATGACAGGTGCTTCTGATGATGAAGTACTTAAAGTTTTCAAAGCTATGAAACCAGAAGATGGTATTGTAGTCAAGAAAGATGGTAATAACGTATCATTTGAGGATGGTAATGATGAATATATTATCAAACTTGACGATGAAGGTGAAGATTCTGTAGAAGAAGACCAACATATGGATGAAGAACTTCCAATGGATGAAGTTGATTCTATGGAAGAAGATAATCTTTATGAAATCGAATTGGGTGAAGAAGAAGATGAAGATGAGAAAGACGTAAAAGAAGAAAAAGAGGAAGAAAAAGAATCTAAAAAAGTTGAAGCTACAGAAGCCCTTAGAACTAAGTGGACTCCACATGGTGATAAAGGCGATGCTGAAAGAGCTGGTATTAAATCTAAAAAAGTATTTAAAGCTGGTTCAGGAGCATTAAACGAAGAAGTTGAAAACTTGAAAAAACAAAATGCTGAATATAAAAAGGCATTAGTGTTATTCAAAGAGAAACTTAATGAAGTTGCAGTATTCAACGCAAATCTTGCTTACGCTACTCGTTTATTTACAGAACATTCTACAACTAAACAAGAGAAATTGAATATTCTTAAGAGATTTGATTCAATTTCAACATTAAATGAAGCAAAAAATTTATTTAACACTATAAAAACCGAGTTAGGTTCAAAAACAACAGTAACCGAAACAGTGGTTGAAAAAATCTCTAACACTCCATCAACATCATCATCTCAAGAAGTTTTGGCAGAATCTAAAGCATATGAGAATCCACAATTCAAGAGAATGAAAGATTTGATGAGTAAAATAAAATAAATAAAAACCAAAAATAAAATTTAAAAAAATGGGAGCATTATTAGATTCAGGTATGGTTGGTAACATCGGTCTTAAGCACCTTCGTGTTATCAAAGAAGATACCATTAAAAAATGGGATGACCTAGGATTCCTTGACGGATTAGACGGTCACCAAAAAGATAACATCGCGCAATTATATGAAAACCAAGCGTCTTATTTAATCAACGAAGCAGCTGTTGCTGATGCGTCTGGTTCTTTTGAGACTGTAGTTTTCCCTATCATTCGTCGTGTATTCTCTAAATTATTAGCTAACGACAT